ATCAACCCACTTCTCTTTGAACCATCTATCAAGACTCATTTGCCTACTTGTTTTTGTGCAGCAGTATGTGCAGCTTTAAATGTTTTACCTTCACGCATAAGCTTTTTCATCAGGTTCATATGCTTGGGTGTGTGATGAACTGAATGTGCTTTCAGCTTTTTCATCTGTGAAAGATTAAGCTTTGCCATTCTTCTTTTTCTTTGACTTGCGAAGAAGCATCAGATCTTCTCTAGTGATTTTATCTCTAGGTTCTGCAACTCTAGCGATCTTCATTTGTTTCTTTGAATAAGGCATGATTAAGTTTTACGATAACCTCCACCACGTTTTTTATAAGTTCTAACCAACCAGGCATTAGCGTAAGCAGAAGGATAGACTCTAAACTTCTTTTTAGCTTCTGACTTTACCCTTGCATAAAGAGTTGGATTGGTTGGTTTATTAGCCATAACTAGCGACCAGTAAATACGTCACTACCACCTAAACGTCTTTGTACATCTTCGGTGTAGGTAACATCTTTACCATAACGAGGGTCAGACATAGCAGCTACTACTTCTGCTGTAGATCTGTATGGACTAGGACCACCTTGTGATGAACGTCCTGTTACTAAATCTGGTTCGATACCCATAGCATTATTGTATTGAGAATAAAGACCTTGTACTGCTAGTTTAATTGTTGGAGCAGAACCTGTCTCTGTTAGTTGATTAAAAGCATCAACTTCATTTGAAGGTAAGTTTTCTAAAGCCCAAGTTACCATTTGACTATAACTTTCATCACCACCTACAGAATCTTTTATACCCTGTATTTGTTGACTAGCTATTTCTACAACATTAGCACTGGATTTTAAACCTTCAAGGTAAGTGTCAACTAGCTGTTTAGAAAAACCACCTTCTTTTAATTTGGAATAGTCATCATCATTTAAACCACCTTCTTCAAAGAATCTATTACTTATATCTTGTGGATCAATACCTACTTCTTGCAGAACAGAATAAACACCATCACCATAAAGTTCTTCAAAATCTATATCGGATTCTGATTGTTGTTCTGTTTCTTGATTTGTATCTTGTGGTTGATCTTCTTCTGTAACCGTTCCAAGTTTACCTTCTAATTCTTTATAACTGGCAGCTAAATCTTCAACAGATTTAAACTTACCTAAGATAAGACCATTTTCATCAGTCTCATTTTTTGCAAGAGTTTGTAAGTCCTCCTGAGACATAGGAGGTGTTTCAGAAACATTTACCTGGGATGTTGTCATAGATAGTATTTAGTTAGTTAAGAGTAATTGTACGACCATTTTTAGTTTTGACTACTTTAGGTTCGTAAAAAGTAGGTTCGTCATTAACACCTAGTTTACTGACAACAGCCTTTGCTGTATCAGTTTCAGTACTAGGATTGGGCTTCTTGTTGGGCATCAGATTGCTCCTGTAATTGTTGTGCTTGTGCGTTGTTTTTAGGATCTAACAAAGGAGATCCAAGGGCAGCAGGTCCAAGACTTTGTATAAGCTGTTGCTGCTGCATAGCTTGCATCTCGGCCTGTATCTCTTCTTGACTCTTAACTAGGTTAGTAGTCTCGATACCTATAGATGTTGCTAGCCGTTTGACTGCTTCATCTACATTTACATATTGTCTCATGACATCAGGACCTAAAGCTTGAGCTACTGTTCCGATAAATTCAATAAGCTTATTACGATCATTACCTCTACCAAGACCTTGAATACCAGTAACGATCTTAGGTTTTACAATCTTATCTGGAAGCTTTGGTACTTTACCAGAACGCACAAGCATGTGCATCCTACGTTTAAGGTATGGTAATTGGAACTCCTGACTTAAGATGGAATATACGCCACCCAAAGAGTTTTCTAGTTCTTGAGCCATGATGTTTACTTCGGCTGCTGTTACTCTTTCAGCTTGTCTTTGAATAGAACTAGCCATAAGAAAAGCATCAGCAAGTCTTGCTTCAATACGTTGCATTGCTTGTTGTGCTACAGCGAAGTCCCCTTGCTTTCCTACTTGCATTACAGATATATCAGCAGCACTACCTTCTCTCACCGCACCGTTGGGAGCTTTTGCTAAAGTTGCTGCCCTAGTCTGACCATTAGGATTTACAAGAAATAAAACTTTAGCTGAAGCTGCCGCCCCTTCTATAATTGCTTGTGTTAAAGACTCAAGACTTATAAGATCACCTCGGTATTCTTCAACATACCCACGACCATAATCTTCTCCGTCTATTCTTACCCACCTCAATAAAATCCAAGGAGATACATCTACTTTTGATCTGCCATCAGTGCCTGGTATCTTTTCTCCTTTACATTCTTGATGCCATAGATAATCATCATTAACTCTTTTTATGTGTGTGAAGATGTCGAGATCTTCCTCCATTGTTTTTTCGTCATAGTTCTCTTTCTTCTTTATCTGATTTAAAAAATCTAATGGTAAAGCTTGTGGGTTAATTGATTCTTTTGTAATTATTTCTAGTACATTACCAACCTCATCTCTTTTTGATACAAACTTTTCTAGCGGATATACTTTTAATCCTTTGTCAGTTAAATAAAGAAGAACATTACCACCAACTATTAAATGCTTAAGGGCTTCAAACATAGCCACACGATCATTTGAGACTTCAATCTCATCCATCAAAGCATTTTCTATAGTGCGTAAACCTTTATCTATTTCTGTTTCTAAACCTTCCTGTCCTCCTTCTTGTAACAAGGCAAGACTATCAATAGTTAATTTAAAAAACGGAGTACCAGGTGGAAGAAGAGCTACTAATAATTTTGCCGATAAAGAATTTACAGCCCTTGCTCCAAGAGCTTGAAAGGGAGTTTTTATTCTAGCTCTAGTACCAGTTGCGGACTCTGGTATAAGACTAGGAATAGTTAACTTGGAAGATTCTTTACCTTCTCTTAAAAAAGTAGATCTATTAGACTGCAACTGCTCATAACGACCAGCAGAAGTCTGTCCACCTGTTGAGTACTCCATTTTAATAGTTTAAATTACCACCTCTAGATTGACCCATAGTTTTAGGTATCCTTAAAGATCTTGTACCAGTTCTTTTTGCAGTCTGATTCATAGTGCCAGTAGCTCTTCTGCGATTCTTACCAGTAACTACAGTTTTAGCAGTTCTTTCTGGTGGAGGGGCAGTAGGTCTTGGTGGTGGAATAGCAGGGGGTCTTGGTGGTCTTCCTAAACACATAATTAGTTCTCCAGAACTTTAGAAGTTAGCATCGTTTCTTTTTGTCGTTTCTGTTGTTCAATGAGAAAGTCAACAGTGGAACGCTGCCCTGCTCTATACCATACCTCTCTATCAGTTAATGACAAATCAGGATGACGATGCGGAAAGATTTGATCTAAGGCAAAAATCAATTCATCTGTAATAACTGGAAGTTTTTCAGATGCCATGACTAAAAAGATTTATATGTATTGTAGTTCACTTTTGATAATAAAGTATAGCAGGTTTAAATTTATGTGATAAGGTACTGAACGAAAGGAGATTCCTTTTACTTCACAAAAAAGCACTAACAACCCATGCTACTGCGTTGTTGGTGTTTTTTTTATGGAGTCCATAGAGATACTTCTCCTGTGTTGTAATCAAAATCTCCATCTCTCAATATTCTTGCAAGCTGTGCATTTAATACAGCATCACTAAAGTTATATTTCTTTTTTTCATACGCAGCTACGACCTTTTCCCACATCTGCTCTAGTGTTTTAGATTCTCCCAATATCTTTTCTGCTGTTACTGGTCCTACTTTATCTATACCAAAATAGTTATCTGTACTGTCACCTGTAAGGGCTTGTATCATCCAATGTCTGTCAGCTTTACGTTTAGTTATAAGTTCTAGGTCATCACCTGCAAGTAGGGTACAGGGTACAGATCTCATGTCTTTATCCACTGATACTATTATTGGGTTGTCGTATTGTTTAGATGTTGCAAGCAAAGCCATAACATCATCTCCTTCTAATCCATCATAACTTTTTGATTCATATCTTTCTCTCACCTGTGTTACTACTTTCTTAAAAGCTAAAGGTTTTCTTTTGTGTTTTCTATTAGCCTTATATTCTGGATATATTGTATGTCTGAATGTTGGGTACTCAGTAAAACACATAACAACATCCTTATCTCCTTCAGCAATAGTTTGATAATAAGCAACTCTGCCATCAATCATTTCATGTACATCTCTTTCATCAGCATGAAGAGTATGTAAATTGTCATCCCATTTTATGTCTTGTTCACAGGCACAACATGAAGAATACAAAAGCCAATCAGCGTCAATTAGTAAAGTCATTAGTTTCCGAAGTAAGTG